TTAGTCACCTCGCTCCGAATTTTTTTGTTCTTCAAGTGTTGATACATCAAGCTTTTTTCTTCTCCTTACTTTTCCGGTAAAGCGAATTGTTGACGAATTGTTGACGAATTTTCTTGGATCAAATTTATTAAAGCGATCTGCAGTTGTTTTTCTCACCTTTTTCGTAACATGGCCATAAATATCTGTAGTGATCTTTGAACTGGAATGGCCAGCTCGTTCTTGCACATTTAATATACTTTCTCCCTGGCTTAATAAATACGTTACCATTGTGTGTCTTAGATCATGTAAGCGAATATTTTTCAAGTCATGCCTATTTTTTATTTTCGCCCATGTTCCTGTGACTGTTTCCGGAGTGTACGGCACACCCTCGCCAGAATGAAATACATAATCATATTCGCCGCCTCTCCAATCATCTCCGTTAAGTTCCTTTTCATCTTCCCAATACTCCTTAAATATCTTCATTTCTTCCATATACCAATCGGGCATTGTTATAATCCTGCTATCCTCATCTGTTTTCGTTCTCTTAATATATGGTTGCCCATTTTCAAAAAAAGGGATACTTCTCGTCAACAATATATAACCATCTTCAAAGTAATAATCAGACCAACGTAATCCAACTACTTCTCCTCGCCGCATTCCTGATATTGCGGAGGTTATAAACAGAAGGCGCCACACGATATTCTCTTTATACATAGCCTGCAAGAATTGAATAACATCATCTTCATCATAATATTTCATTTTCTTTTTCTTGATTTTCGGTCTACTCAAACCGTCCATCGGACTTTTGTTCAGTAGCTGCCATTCAACCGCCTTATTTAGCACAACCCGCAAAGTTTTGTCTATCTCGTAAATAGTCGAGTCGGATAATTGTTTCGTTCTTATAGCTGATCCTGGTTGGGATACATAGTCCAAAAAATCAACAATGTGCATAGGCTTTATTTCTTCCAATTTTTTATGGCCTAAGTAGGGGAGTATGTAGTTATCTAATTTTTCCCGGTAGCTCCGATGAGTTTTGACAGCCAATATCTTTTCAGCGTGTTTCTTGTGCCACATGTCTACAAAGTCGTTTAACTTTAGTTTTTCTGGTTTGATATACTGACCAGCTTCTACTTCGGATTGGAAGATATATAATTCCTTTTCTATATAGTCCTTTAACCTTTTTGTGGTTCTTAATAATTTTTCATCCTCTACGCGAATTGTTTTCGTTCTCTTTTTTCTTTTCCCGGTAGCGGTGTAGCCAGCTTCTACTACTAGTAAAAAAGAATTTTCGCCTCTCCTTTGATAGCTTGCCATTTTACATTCTCCTTCATATTAATACCTTATTACTAGATTAATAGGTTCTTCTGTATTCTACCAAAAGCAATCTATACATTTGCCTGCCAATCAATGGCAATTGGTATTGGTGAGTTTGAATGATGTCACATGATGTGTATTATCTCCCGAAGTATTTATACTGTTTTTAAATAAATAATGTAAGCGAGATCCTAATAACTGACGCTCATAATGTAGTAATCTTTTTTCCGCGAATTCATTAGATATCCCGAATAGATCGGCAATTAAAGCTATGCATTCGCATTTAAGCTCTGGCATCTTAATTTTTTGCAGCATGAAAGTAGGAACGCAAAATTGTAAAGCGAAATTGTGCGCCTGGCATTCTTGTAATTTGCGAAAAGCTTCAGGCATACCAAGCTGATCTCCAACATGTTGCAGCTGGTGACACAGTTCGTGAGCGAATATCTCTCTGTTTTTTTCATCGCTCTCTATTGGATCCAAAGTTATTACTCCAGGAATAGCAAAAGGTAGTTTCCAGTTAGAAATCAATATATTCATTCTGTTGGCAATCTCCTCAATGGAATGCCCTGGCTTCCTGATCCCGATACCTGAGTAAATGTTAGTAACTAAATCCTCTAATGGTGTACTTAAATACTTCATAATAACTCCCCTTTTAGCAAACATATGTTCTATTTAAGTATATAATAAAACCCCTAATAAGGGGTAGAGTAGATATAAAAGAAATTTTAACTTATAATATACTTAGGAGGGATAATAATGAATGAAATAAAAAATAAGGTTAATGTTTGTTTTATGAACTACTATGAAAAATATGAAAATGAAGCAATAAATAATACTCTTAGTTATTTATTTCAGTTTTTAGATAATATGGATCATTTATCCCCAATGCAAATAATAGAATTCTATGAACTAATTCGAAAGAGACAAATGAAAAAAGTTTATGATGACTTATATAATGAAATAATTCTAAAAGAGTGTATATATAAAGAGGCTTAAGAAAGTGATTCTCTAACTAAATCACCTACTCTTATTTTTCGAGTACCGACTAATCCACCAGATATTTCCTTAGAATCCACATTTAATGATTTGGGGTGAGTCTTATTTAATTGTCCGGTAATCATAGTAGGGAGAGAATAAGATTCTACTTCATCATTAATGCAAATTGCCATTTTTTCAAATATATGTTGAACGTTAATGTCAGCTTTAATATAATCTAATGTTCCAAGCGATTCTCCAGTGTCTGGATCCTTAACCTCTTCTCCTGGTTCATAAATTTCTAACACTTGTCCCTTGCTTATACCGTCTTTTTTCCCAGCGTTAATTACTATTCTGTTTTCATCAATAATTTTAACTACCTTATACATTTTATTTCCCCCTAATTGAATTCATATAGGTTAATAGGTTTTGAAAATCTTGTTTATCGAATCCTTGCATTGAAATGAAAGTTATAAAAGCTTCCAATTGAGAGTAATTTCTTTGCAACTCATCCTTCTCTTCTAAAATTTCATCAAATCTATTTGATAAAGCATGATGTCTTTTTTCTATTTCCTCATTACGTTGTATTAGTTCATTATAATCTTTAGTTAACTTCTTCGCAGAAAACAGCAAATTGCAAAAAATAGTAGTTAAAACTAATAAGGCAATCCCCATGATAATTAACAATATTATTACAAAGTCAAGGTTGTTTATAGCTAAATAAATAGCTATTATAGAAGAAATAAAACCTATAATGGAGATCGTAGTTGTTACAAATTTGATATTTAATTTTCTTTTTTCCATACTTTTATCACAACTTTGCTAGATTAGTTATTATACTAAAGGTAAATGGTGCACAAGAATATGTACACAAAATTTTAATTATTCTTCTTCATAATTAATATCATCTATCCATTCTAATGCTGCAGAATGAGCTCCCCAAGATATTAACAATGCAATTACACTGAAGATAATTCCAGTAATGATCCCCTCTAAATAGAAACCTAAAATAAACGCCATCACAATCCAGAATATCGATAATAAAATTGTTATAAAAATTGCTCCTTTTCTAAAACGAAGTAAAAAAAATAATCCTAATAACGTTAATCCAAATATTGCCCAGGATGAACTGGCTATCCCTGAAATTATTGAGATGATTAATATCTCCCCAAATAAGAAGTTCGAAGCGTCTTCATTAAATTCCGCCTGAGTATTCCCTCTTCTTACATCCTTGACCCCCACATCGCCACTCCTTTAATCTTTTCTCTTTTTTGCTTTTTGCTGAATAAACTCGATGTATTGTTTGATATCTTCTATGTCATCTCTATCGAGTTTCTTCCAATCGTCAATGTTATGAAAAAATATATCTTGTATACCAAGATCATCTACTGTTTTTTTCAATTCCGCAAGAGAATCGAAATCAGTGTTGTGTATTGATGGTGAACTTCTTCTTCCCATTAGATAATCTGTATCAACATTAAAATAATCAGCGAATTTACGAATAAGATCCATATCGGGTTCTACATGATTATTTTCATAGTGAGAATATCTTGCGCGGGAAATTCCAATCGCTTTCGCTGTATCCTCTTGACTCTCTCCTTTTTTACGTCGCAATTCTTTTAACCTAATTCCGAATACATTACTCTTCTTTTCCATTAACAACACCTCACATCACCTCCTAGTATAAATGATATGTGATAAAAAAGTTATCTATGATAAAATATTTTTCAAAAAACTGTTGACGATAAAAAACTTATCATGTATATTGTGGTTATAGATAAAAAACTTATCAAAAAAAGAGGTGAGAACATGGAACGCGATCTTTTATTCCAACTAAGAACAAAACATAACTTAACTCAAAAAGAATTAGCCGAGAAACTGGATATCTCAACAGTTTATGTGCGTAAACTGGAAAAGGGCGTTGTTAACCCTGGGCGAGAAACGATGCTAAAATATGAACATTTCTTCGGGAAAGACATGAGAAAGTTATTCCCTGATCTTTTTTTTAATCATTATGATAAAAAACTTATCAAAAATGCTTAGGAGGTATTTGTATGAATCAATTAACAAAAGTTTTCGATGGCCGCGAGTTAAGAGTTATTGAATTAGAAAATGAACCGTGGTTTGTAGCAAAAGATGCATGCGACATCTTAGGACTTTCCAACCCTTCTATGGTTATAAGTCGTTTAGATGAAGATGAACGGGCTAAGTTCAACTTAGGTCGTCAAGGGCAAGCAAACATTGTAAATGAATCAGGTCTTTATGAACTAATATTTGCTAGTCGTAAGCCTGAAGCCAAGAATTTTAAAAAATGGATAAAGAAAGATGTCATTCCATCAATAAGAAAGCATGGAGCATATATGACACCAGAAACAATTGAACAAGCATTACTGAATCCTGACACTTTAATCAAATTAGCAACAAACTTAAAAGAAGAACAAGAAAAGCGTTTAGATGCTGAAAGGCAAATCCAAAAACAAAAACCTTTAGTATCATTTGCTGAAACTTGCATGACGTCTGAGAAAAGCATTCTGGTAAGAGAGTTAGCAAAACTATGTTCCAAGAATGGAATAGTAACTGGCGAGAAAAGACTCTGGCAAAAACTGCGTGATTGGAAGCTCGTGTTTGCAAACAAAACTGAACCTTACCAGGAATATGTTGACCGTGGCTATTTTGAGATCTCCCAAGGAGTTAAAGAAACAAGTAAAGGTGCTTTCACTTGGACCACGATGAGAGTTAAGCCAAAAGGACAAGTCTACATCATTAATAGACTAATAAAAGAAAATGAAGAGATCGGGAATGCGGCCAATGGCTAGTAGAGAGTTTATAACTAGAAAACTTAACCAACTAATAGATAATTATGAAAATCTAAGTCAACATGAACAATCGGAAGCAATGCAATTCGTCCTTAAACTTAACAACCAATACTTTCGGGAGTATTGCGAAATGATAGATCGCATGAATGATATATGCAACAAGTTGAAAGAACAAAATAACGAGCTAACAAAAGATATTAGATTCTATCAGTCTTTTATTAAAGAAAACAAACTTAATAGTAGGTACGCATTTTATTGTAAACAGAAAGGAGTAATTTAATGAATCGTTTTACCGTAAAAGATGCTGCTGAATACTTAGGGGTTTGCACCGACACTATTTACACGATGGTCCGTCAAAAGGAAATACCGCATTTTAGGCTTCGTCGAAGGATTATGTTTTCTAAAGAAGCCATTGATCACTGGATCCGGGACCAGGAAGAAAATAATGTGCAAGAACAACAACCTATGACTCTATCATACTACTAAGATCAGTATTTTTGATGTGGTAATTAAATACAAGGGAGCGTAAAAAATGACAAGGAAATATAAGGTAGGTAAGTCAATTAAAGGTTTGAGAAAGAGACAGGATTTAACTCAGGAAAACATGGCAAGTGACCTCCATGTGAGCAAGCAATTGGTGTCTCACATGGAAAACAACAGGCGCACGATGTCAGAGGAACTTATTAAATCTAGCGTTAGTTTTTATTCCGATGCTGCATATGGATTTGAAATGGCGAGAGAGACAGCTAGAGATTACATAACGCCATTAACAAACGGTGGAAAAGCGGTCGAATGGCACAGATTAGCGCTGGAAGAAGTTTTTAAAAGAGAGGCAACGGAAGCTATTAATCGTTTTAACGAAGTTAGCCTTGTAAAGCCTCCTCAATACGTTGATGAAGAAGAGAAGTCACAAATCATTGAAGGAATAAAAGAGTTGTTGGATGTACAGGCAAGCATTAACTCTTTCCTGGTAGGTCTTGAACAGGAATATAACGTTTGCGTAAAGGATTGCATGAGAAGTCGGTTGCCAGAATGGAAAGCGAAGGGGTTGATCGTATGAAGTTAGAAAATCATTTCTTGCCAGAAGATATCAGCGATGCCAGTAAAGAATATTGGGCGGTCTTAGATTTAATGGCTGCAATTATGCGAAAAATCAACGATAGCGATATTGAAATAGCCAAGCACTTCTCTATTGATCTAACAAAATCACTACACGAGCTAACTAAATTAAGCGACAAAAAGTACAAGCAAGATAGATATCAAGAGATGATAAATGAAATGAAAGAGCAAGGCATACACATTGAATTAGTTAGGGGGTTAATGCATGAGCGATAAGTTACAAGGCATCAAAATATGGACGTTGTTTATAGGCGTGGTGTTTTGGATTACTTATCTACTAAGCAACTACTGAGGAGGATTGCAATGAAAGAAATATGGGAGATCGTGACACAAAATGGTTATACGTATGAATTTGAACATCGGCTAATAGCAAATGTAACGGTAAATATCGTAGCGAGAAATGAAGATGTTGCCTGGAGTAAGTTAAGAATGGCAATGAAAAAGCCCACTGCGGCAAACAGTGAGCTCCAGTAAAAACATTTAATTCGATAAATAAATATTATCATTCATCTATAAGTTAGGCAAGGACTTATTGGTCCTTTCCTTTGTGGGCAAGAGGGTTTTAATCCCCCCACCTCCCTATGTTACCTCTTGCCTGCAAAGGAGACGATCAGTCTCTAGACAGCGCGTTAGTCACCTGTTGTTAAAAATACGCCAAAGAGAGGAGGTTAATTTTTGCAATAAAAAAGACCCGATTAAGGGCCTAAGGGTTTTCTTTCATTTGCGTACCTTAATTATAAGACAACCCTTCTAAAAAAACAATAACTAGGAGGATATGTATGAATCACTATGCAGAGCAATACAAGTTAATGCGTAATGGCAAGCATGATGATGTAGATGATATGAACAGATCTTTTGTAAGTATAGCTCAAGCTATCGCCATAACTGGCAGTATAAGTGACCTGAAAGAACTTTCTAAAGCTCACTTTAATGATGTATCAAACTTTTTTGAAATGGAGGCGGTAAATAATGAAACAAATCAAGCTATCTAATCTCACATTAACTAACTTTAAAGGTATTAAGCAATTTGAATTAAATGTATCTGGCAACAATGTTCGCATTTTTGGTGATAACGCCACTGGTAAAACAACTTTGTTTGATGCATTTGTATGGTTGTTATTCGATAAGGATTCGCAAAACAAAAAGGACTTCCAGATCAAAACACTGTTAAATGGCAAGCCTATTTCCAAGCTTGATCACGAAGTAGAAGCTACTTTGTTAATTGATGGAGAACAGCTCACACTCAAAAAATTGTACAAAGAGAAATGGACGAAAAAGAGAGGATCTTCCACAGCTGATTTTACCGGCCATACTACTGATTATTACGTAAATGGTGTTCCTAGTAAGAAAAAAGAGTATGAAGATAAAGTGGCTTCCATCGTTGATGAAGGGATCTTTAAGCTATTAACTAACCCAGCGTACTTCAATGAGCAGCTAAAGAAAGATGAAAAAAGAAACCTATTACTTGAAATAGCTGGAAACGTTACGGAAGAAGAAGTTATAAATAACAACCCAGAATTAGAGAAGTTGAAAGACATCCTAAACGGTAACTCCATTGAAGATCATAAAAAGATCATTGCTGCTAAACGCAAGGACATTAATAAGGAGTTGGATCGCATTCCGATCCGTATTGATGAAATACATCGAGGTCTTCCAGATACTAACGGATTAAACAAAGAACAACTTACTCAGCGTTTGCAAGATATCTCAGAACAGTCAGATGAAAAGTACGCGTTAATCAACGATATTCGTGGGGGTAGCGAAGTAAACGCTAAACGTCAAAAGCTAAGTGAGATTGATTTACAGATCTCCAATGTAAAAAACGATCATACGCAACAGGGCCAGGAAGAAGTTTATAAGTTGAAATCACGTTTACAGGAGGAACAATCGAACGCTAGTATTCTGAAATCTAAAGTAAGCACTCTAGATCAACGCAAGCGAATGAATGAGTCATCGATTAAAGAGCTGGAAGAACGTATGACAATGCTTCGCGAAGAATGGACCCAAAAGAACAGCGAAGAATTTGATCACGAATCTAGCTGCGAGTGTCCGACTTGTGGTCAGGGCTTACCGGAAGAACAACTGGAAGAAGTAAAAGCAAATTTTAACCGTAATAAATCAAAGTTATTGGAAACTATCCAAGGCAAGGGGATGGAAGCCAAGCAAAAAGCAGATGCTTTAAAGCAAGAAAATGAATCCATTGTTAATGAAATTAGCAAAATTGATGATCAAATTTCTGCTAAAGAAACAGAAGTAAGTAAATTACAAAATAAACTTACTGCTGCGGAATCAGAAGTTAAACCTATTACCGAAAATGCTTCCTACAATCAACTTATGCAGGAGAGACAAGCTGTAGAACAACAAATTGATGAACTACAATCTTCCGCAGAGCAAGAAGTCCAAAAAGTGCAGCAAGAAATTCAAGAACTGAAAGAGAAGCAGAACAGCCTATCTACTGACTTAAATGCTCTGAAAGAATCAGAAAGAGCGCATTCCCGAATTGCTGAATTGGAGCAAAAAGAGAGCGAATTAGGAGAAGAGTACGAGCGGCTGGAGCATGAATTATATCTAACTGAAGAATTCGTAAAAACCAAAGTTAATCTCTTAGAAGAAAAGATTAATAACAAGTTTGAATATGCTCGTTTCAATCTATTCAGAACGAACATTAACGGTGGATTGGAAGAGATCTGCGAGACAACATTTAAAGGAGTGCCGTACAGTTCCGGATTAAATAACGCAGCAAGAATCAATGTTGGGTTAGACATTATCAATACGCTATCGAAACATTACGGTGTCCAGGCTCCAATTTTCGTAGATAATGCCGAAAGCGTTACTAAGTTGATAGACATCGATGCTCAGGTTATTAGTTTGGTAGTTTCGGAAGGTGACAAAGAATTGCGTATTGAGCCAGTAAAAGAAATGGAATTGGTTTAAGTGAGTGAACGAGTAAAAGTAAAGCTTAATAAAAAAGGTCTTGAAATTTATAAAAGTAAAAATGGATTTTGGAGAAGTAACATAGATGAAAATGGTTATTCAACTTTTTCATATGACTACTTTGAACAATTATTTTACCCGTTATCGCACAAAGATTTTGCACATGATGTCATTAAAATACAGGAGGAAAAATAAATGAGTGAACAAAATCAATTAGCAGAAAAGCAAGATAATCAAGAGTTTTCAACTATGCTAACCAAGGTAAATAACACGTATTTTCCCATGATTGAACGTCAATTAGTTAACAATGGCCTAAATATGGACGAGTATTCTAAACGTTGTGTGCTGTCAGCAATCACTTCTATTAACGAAGCGCTGGACAAGCAAGGAATTACTTGGAATAACCCACAGCTTGATCAAAGTAATATTACTCAAAACTTACTACAGATTGCTTCGTTAAAGTTAAATGCTGCAGCAAGTCCGAATGAAGTTTATTTTCAGGTTCGTAACGTAAAACGGAAAGTGAACGGTAAAGATGAATGGAAAAAGCAGATAGAAATGGGGATCGAGGGGGATGGTAACGACGCCATTCTCGCTCGATTCGGTAGAAATGTTGAACAAGTAATGCAGCATTGGTTAGTGAGAGAAGAGGACAGTTTCACTTACCCAGGCTTTAATGGTTTAGAAATGACTCCACCAACATGGCAGCCAACTGGTAAAGGAGAAGTCATCCGGGTGGTTTATCCAATCAAAAAGACAGATGGAACAGTAGATTTTCATATAACCGAGCGTGAAGATGTGTTGAAGAACCTAATTGCACACGTAAATAACAATATGATGAATGAGACATTTGGTATAGCTAAGAGTCGATTTGACGCTACTCCAGATCAAAAGAAAAAGATAGCTGCAAAGAAACAGGAAGTCATAAACAAGGTGAAAGAACAAGGGCTTATGAAATCTCTGGATGATCCAGAACTAAACCCATATATCAGTCCAGCTTGGAGAGATCCACAAAGTAGAGAGTCGATGATCATCCGTAAGATGCGTAATAACATCGTGAAGAAGATTCCAAAAGACTTTGGAAATGCGTTTATAGGCATGAACTACGATGAAGCAACTGATGAAACGCAGCGCCAAGCTAGAAAAGAAATCAATGAAAATGCCAATAAAGAGTATCTTGATTTCGAAGATCAACCTAAACAAGAACAACCTACCAGAAACGTAAATCATGAAACTGGTGAAATAGAAGACATTGAGTATAAAGAAATACCTGATCAGAAAGAAAAGGAAGAGGTTGGCCAAGCTGCTCCAACTGAACCAGTAGTAGAAAATAAGCAACAAACTGCTTTTGAAGGACCGGGATTCTAATGATTAGAATTAGGACCTTAGCGAGTGGAAGTGCGGGTAATGCCTATCACATCGATGATGGGCATACCCAGCTACTTCTAGAATGCGGAATACCATTTAAACACATCAGACAGGCGCTTAACTTTAAAACTAGCAATCTAGCAGGATGTTTGGTAACTCACGAACACAAAGATCACTGCGCAGGCTTAAAGGATGTAACAAGGGCAGGAATTAACGTTTATATGAGTGCTGGAACGAAAGAAGCAATCGGGCTTGAACATCATCGCATTAAACCAGTAAAACCGAAAAAGCAATTCACTATTGGAACGTGGGACATACTTCCTTTTGATGTTGAACATGATGTGTCCGAACCATATGGTTTTTTGCTTCAAAATAAAGCAGGAGAGAAGCTTTTATTCGCTACAGATACCTATTACATTCGGTATAAGTTTAAAGGATTAACTCACCTATTAATTGAGTGTAATTACAGCATGGATATCCTAATAAATAATATTTCTTCCGGAAGAGTTCATAAGGGGATGAAAAACAGACTAATTCGCTCTCATTTTAGTCTGGAGAATATGAAAGAGTTTTTAAAAGCTAATGATTTGTCGAAGGTCCAAGAGATTCACTTGCTGCACTTGTCGGATAGTAACAGCCACGAAGAACGATTCAAAAGAGAGATCCAGGAGCTAACTGGAAAACTTGTTTATATAGCATAGGGGCGGAGGTGATAAGGTGGCTAGTCCTCAGACAGAAAAAGGTCACGTCAGAATAGCGAACGAGTTATGGAATGAAGTTTTAAGACGTGATTTTAGTAAACGACAACAAAACCTAATCTTATTTATTTGGAGATTGTCTTACGGTACAGGGCAAAAAGATTGCTTTATTGAAAGATTTAACTTACTAGAATTGGCTGGAATGTATAAACAAGATGTGAAAAAGGAACTTAAATTTTTACGAGAATGTGCTGTATTAAATTGGGATGAAGATTCAATGATATTCAGCATTAATAAAAACTATCATTTGTGGCAAATAACTCCAAACAAAAATTGGGACAGTGATAAATTTAACAGCCTTATTCACCAAAACCTCAGCCGTAAAAAAGTAAGTAAAACACTTACAGACGATAGTGTGCCAGAAAACAAAAAAGTAAGTAAAATACTTACTTTTAAGAGTGAACTAGTAAGTAAAACACTTACTATGCAGTTAGTAAAATACTTACCGACACAAGGCGGTAATGCAGTAGTGACAGTTAATCCAGCGTCTCTAAAGACATTATTATATACATTAAAGATTAAAGACATTAAAGATAATAATAATAATAGCAATCCAACTAGAGAAGAAGTAAGTGAAATACGAACTACAAACCCATTCAAATATTATGAACAGAACTTCGAGCCTGTAATACCTCCAGCAATAGTAGATAAGATTAATAGTTGGTTGGATGATTTTAGTGAAGAAATGGTTTTGTTAGCTATGGAGAGGTGTCTAGAGCAGGAAGAATATAAACGAAAATGGGGATATATTAATCGTATTTTAGTTAACTGGTACAAAAATAAGATAATGACTCCTGAACAGGTTGCTGAAGCAGATGAAAAGTTTTATAGCAAAAAGAATAGTTATGCAAAAAGCCAACCTCAATCCGCAGAAATAATTCCAGAATGGTTTAAGAACAGAAACGTTAAATCTGATGACCAACCTAAAGAAGGTCACAAAGAAAACGAACAAGCTGAACTGGAGGCGCTCATTAAGCAGTACGCAGGAGGTCAATAAATTAATCGATGGGAGATAAGAAAATGATACTAGCTGATTACGAACAAGAACAGTTAAAAGCTTATTACATCGAGCAACTACACAAATTAGGTTTTTCGGATACGGAAGGATTAGAAGTTAAGGAGTTGCGGCAAAAGCTAGCTTTACAACGATATCTAGCAACAGAAGACAATGGGTGGTTTTGATGGAACAGTTAGCGTTATTTAGTGATTTAGATACTAGTGAAATGATTATACCAGTTGATGTCGTATCGCCTCTGGAATCAAATAAGAGCATCAAATCAAAAGAGTTCAAAAAGCAACAGCAGCGATGGAGTGAATATGTTACCTCCATCCAGGTATCTGAAGGTTGCTCTTGGTTTGAAGCTAGGAAACTATTAATATCTCACCGAGATGATCAGAAGCCAATAAAAATAACATTGGAGGGTTAATCGATGAGAGAAAAAGAGAAATTGCCGATTGATGAACAGGAAGAATATGAACTCTTACCCTTTGAAGGTACGAATTATCTTAAAATGCAAGGTTGGGAAGAAGGAACCAGATTAATAAGGGTATCAAAATGGTTATCCGGCAATGGTTGCGGAGTAAAACAGGCATACTTTGTCCGGGTTGATGATCAACAAAATTGGCCGAGAACGGCATAGATCATGTAAAACCGTTATTAGGACAAATGGAATTGGACATCTAATATGATGACGGATCTAGCAGTAGCGTTGCTGTTGGTAGGTATTTGGATCCTATTAGATTTATTGGAGGGCGAATGATGGAAAAAGTACCAAGAATATTACATTACCCAGGAAGTAAATGGAGCATGGCAAATTGGATTATTAACCACATGCCTGAACACAAAACATATTTGGAGCCCTTCTTCGGATCGGGAGCAGTGTTTTTCAATAAAACAAAATCACCAATTGAAACAATAAATGACTTGGATAGCAGTGTAGTTAATCTCTTTAAAGTTATTAGGGATAATCCGGAAACATTAGCGCTAGCCATCAATTTCACACCCTTGTCTAGAGAGGAATATTATCTCTCTTATGAATTTGAACAAGGAGATGAAGTCGAACAAGCGAGGAGATTTTTGGTTCGTTGTTGGCAAGCAATTGGAGCAAAAACAAGTGATAGAACAGGGTGGCGTAGTTTGATAGCTTCCAATGGTCCAGACACAGCAAAGGAATGGGGTAAGTTACCAGCTAAGATTTTAAAAGTAGCCGAACGCCTTAAAGAAGCTCAAATAGAGAATCAACCAGCTGAAAAGTTAATTGAACGCTACAAGCGAGAAGACGTTTTAATATATGCAGATCCACCTTATATTTTAGAAACTCGCACAAAAAGGCATTACAAGCACGAAATGGCAGTCGATGATCATGAGAAGTTATTAAAACAACTGGATGATCATCCAGGACCAGTAATACTTTCGGGATATGAACATGAGTTATATAACAATTTATTATCGAGTTGGCATAAAGAAAGCATGAGTGTTTTGGCTGAAGCTGGAGCTAAAAGGCAAGAAGTACTATGGGTAAACCCAATTGCAGCAAAAAAGGGTTACTTCCAAGAAACCTTATTTAGTATACAGGAGGTTAAACAATGAAAATTACAGTAAACGAACAACCACAACAGTTTTATTTAGCATTAACTAAGTGGATGGGCTTTGTAGGTCACGAGATAAAGGTAGGTAAATATAGGTTCTGTGCAATTCCATTAAAAAACCACATCAATGTCTCTGAAGTTACTACTGGTTGCAAACTATACAATGTTCCGATTAGTCCGCCAATCCATTTAATGACCCAGACCAAAGAAGATTCTATGGATTTTTTCTATCAGCTGGGAGAATCAATTAAAAGGTTAATTAAAAAACAGCAGGACTTTGATTCTATGCTGAATGACATGAAAAAGAATGCGCATGATCGACTTGGAGAAATGCCAGAAGTCAAGTATGTGGAGGTAAAAATATGAATCTACAAAAACTATTTCAAATACAAAAGCAATTAGATGATCGCATTGTAAAAGAACATGGATTAGAAGGACAGGATTTGCTAGATAAAAAGATTCTTGCTTTACAGGTTGAGTTGGGGGAGCTGGCGAATGAGCAACGGTCTTGGAAGTTTTGGAGCCACGATCAAAGAACAAAAGGGCAAGACAATTATTTAGAATATCGTCCAGTTGATCAAGGCGGTAATCATTGGGTAAATAGAAACCCACTCCTAGAAGAATACGTAGACTGTCTGCATTTTATATTGAGTGTCGGGTTGGAATTACAAATACCTGATGAATGGGTTGTCAACAATATTGCAAAAGAATTAACGGAAAAGGAAATGGATATCGAAAGGCAGTTTATCGCCTTTAATCAATACCTAAAAATAAACATAGACCCACATGATTGGTTTGACATTTTAGGTTTATTTATCGGACTAGGCGAAATGCTAGGCTTCACCTGGGAGCAAATCGAACAAGCTTATCTCGATAAAAACAAAATCAACCACGAGAGGCAGGCGAATGGATATTGAGTACAGCTGTAGAAGAACGAAAAGAAGAACTGATTCATGATCTCAACAATTTGGGAGTTTCGCAAACTAGTGACGGGAGGAAGTTAACTGAGGTTAGCTTGTATACACTGGAATGGACCAATGTTACAGAACAGGATAAGGCAGCGAGAGCTCTTGGTGATAAATCATGACAGTATACACAGGAAAAAGAGGACAATCCTTCGAGACAAGCTTAAATTACACCAACCAGATCTACATAAATCAGAAAAGAGCGATCGTCAATAAAAGGCCTACTCCCGTAAAGGTACTGAAATCAAAAGGAACAAGGGTGCTGAATGGTTATTACGAAGAAAAGAGCACCGTCGACTACGATGGCGTATATCAAGGGAAATCTATCGTATTTGAAGCGAAAACAACGAAGGAAAAGCGCTTGCCACTGAGTATAATTTCTGATCACCAGATCGATTACCTGGAAGACATGGAGAAACAAGGGGCAATTTCCTTCCTGATCGTTGAAATGCGGGTTTCCAGAGAAGTTTATCTAGTACCGAACAATATGCTTCGAAAATATGTGAAGGCATCTAAGCAGGGCGGCAGAAAGTCTATTCCGTTACGAGATTTAGAGGTTTACGCTCACCTGGTTAAATCACAAAGAGGCGTACCGATTGATTATTTAAGCGTCGTAGATCAGCTATTAGCTGCAGAAGCGGTGTAAAAAAAGGAGAACAACAATGACTGTATTAATCACATTTACAACAATAATTATTGGATTATTCATACTTTCACTTCGCGTTTATGCAAGTGTATACAAAAATAAATTAAAGGAGCTGGAATGAATGAAGCGGAGAAGATGGACGCCAGAAGAAATATATTTTCTGGAAGATAGCTGGGGGACAATAAGCATTAAAGGTATTGCCAAAAAGCTAGATAGAAGCGTTAACTCTATAAAACTAAAAGCGCAGCGCATCGGTCTTGATGATGCCAGGTTACATTTTGATGGAATCACGGTACATCAATTAGCGGATGTACTAAACATTTCTTACTCTTTGGTAAAAAGGTGGATCCAGATCCACAACTTCCCGGCCAGAAAGAAAATATTTTCAAGCGAACATAAAGTTTGGGTGGTATCCTATCAGAAATTTTGGAAATGGGCGGAATACAATAAGCAAATGATCGATTTTTCAAGGCTTGAAAGAAACATCTTGGGAGCTGAGCCGGAATGGGTAGAGGAGAAGCGCAAGGCTGACATTATTAATAACAGGATAATTAAAAAGAGTCATAACATCCCTTGGTCATCCGGTGAAGATAAGAAGTTATCTGCGTTGCTCAAATCATATAAATACACCTACCCACAAATAGCAAAAGAACTAAGGAGAAGCGAGAGCTCTATCAAAAGAAGAATTCAAGAGTTGGAATTAAAGCATCGTCCAGTTCGACTAAACAACCAAGTGAAATATACACCAGAAGAAGAAAAGAAAATTATTGAAATGCTATACCAGGGCTACTCAATCGATGTAATTGCTGACTCGATAAATAAGAGTGCGCTAGGCGTAAGAGGCAAATTAGAGCGCATGGGATATAAATTCAGGAATGGAGTTCCTAGATTAGAAAAGGAAATTGGATAGGAGGGATATTATGTACTGCGCCAAATGCAATCGAAAGCTAAAGGACAAAAAGAGCGTTGATCGAGGTTATGGTCCAGTGTGTTGGAGCAAGAAACTAAAAGCAGATGCAGAGTTTGAACGCAACCAGGTAACGATTGATGAAGTGATGGGGGTGGAACTGATGGAGCTAGGGCAACAAGTTAAATTCTCCAAGTCTCTTTCAAGACAAAGAGGCTATGGAGTTAATTATGAATTTATGACAGATGAACAAAGGAGATCTTTGGAAGATAACGACTATATCAATTTAGTTAGATATAAACTTCGACAGCATAACGAAAAACAAGGGTTCATATGCGGTAAACGGGATATTGTAACAGCAGCATTACTGCAGGAAGTTGAAGACCCGTACCGGGGTTTGCATTTAATGCAAACCCATGAAAAATGGGAAACAGTTTATGTGGTCGCTTGCGATATGAGAGGTCTGTATAGAGTTAGAAAAGAAGATTTGGAGGTTGAAGGTAATGCGTGATGTTAAGTTTAGATTCTGGGATGACCTTAACAACAAGTTTTGGTATGGAGGTCAAGAAGGAGAAAGCGAAGAAAACAAAACGTTTCAATCTTACTTTAAAGATGGAGGGTTAGTAGGAGCGTTGGTTGAGCCAGTTAGTTACGGGATTAGTCAAACAGGTGTAGATGATTACCAAGAGCATAGATTGATCGCCTCTCAATTTACAGGATTAAAAGATAAGAGCGGCAAGGAGATTTATGAGGGGGATGTTGTTAAACGAGCAGATGATACACCTTTTAGGATGGAAAATGGAGAAATTAAGTTTTGTACTTGGTTGGTTGAATTCAAATATGCTCAGTGGGTGTTTATTGACACGCCGGTAAGTCCTGCCACTTCATATCCTGCATTTTACTCTAATGCTAAATACATGGAAATTATCGGCAACATCTACGAAAATCCTGAATTGTTAGAAGGTGAACACAAATGAGTGATCGGGAACGGTTGGAAGGGTTAAAAGTATATTTAGAAAATACTTTCACAAATGACAATTACGAAATAACATTATGTGAAACAATAGGTGTTCCAAGAAAGGAATATGAATGGCTTATCCAACAAGCAGAAGAAAAGCAAAATTTAGAAGCACGAGTGAAGGAATTGGAAAGTGCAGCATTATTCACTCACAACATGCAAGCTGATCGTATAAAGGAATTGGAAAAAGCACAACAGAACACCAGCAAGTTAAATCTATTAAACCGCATAGATAATATAAGGAGTAAAGTTTCTTCTTTAGAAGAACAAAATAAACGATACAAGCAATGCTTAGAGGAAGTGCTAGAAGAAGCATATGTCGAAGCAGGCTTAAATCCATTTGACGATACTCAACTGGAACCTTGGATAGCAACAAGAATCAAAAAGGAATTGAAAGGAGAATCGGAATGAATACCCTTGTATACATCATGTTTAATGGCGCAGCAAGTGACCACGTATTCGATGTTAAAATAAGCGATTTCAAAAGAATGTGGGAATCTCAAATAATCTCTAACGGGTATTTTGAAGGCGTTGATAGAAACGGAACAAGAGTCTTTATTAACCCTAGCCAATGTCCAGTAATTGAAATATCGGAATGGAATCATTAATCATATAACCCCTTAACTGGGTTGGGTAGATTTAAATTGCGAAGTAAGGAGGAATTGAAATGAGTTTAGATTATAACGAAATAGTAAATTTTATGAAAGATTTTAAAGCTGATTTTCTAAACAGGTATGGAGAATTGATTATTGATGAACCGACAAACACTTATGCAATCATCGGTAAATGCAAGGATATCAGTGATGTTGAATTGTATGTTGTTTTCGCTCTTTGCCGTCCTATCGGAAAGGGCCTTGAAGAAAAGGATGCCAATAGGTTACTAAATAAATTAAATAATTATTTTAATGCGGATTTATCTAGAGGAGATTTGCGGTTGATATATCGAGAATTATGTTATGTAGATAAGCTAGATGAATTTAAAGATTTTATTAGAAGAGGTTTTCCAATGGAAGAATTAAGTTGGTTTAATGCATAGTCCGAATAACCAGCGAACAAGGGAGTGATAGAATGCTAACTCAATCCGACTACACTAAAGCCAAGCAATATGGCATGACTTCGCAGGAACTTGAAAAACTCGTGTATAAATATAAAGCTACTCCAGCGCAAATATTCACTGGCGCAAGAGAAGGCAAAGGTCTTTATTATATTCGAATGAATGCGGTGCGAAAAGGTGATGAAAAATACACTCTAATGTTAAAACGGACCGGTAGGGAAGAACCGCATTCTGCTAGGATAATCGTCAGTAAATGGTATTACGATCAAACAGGAGGAGAGCGTGGATGGGAGACAGTAACTATTTATGACAGGGCGTTTACTGATTGGCATTACGCTCACTTGTTTTATAAAAGAATGTTAGAGGAAGGTGAATTAGTTGAAAAAAGGTAACAGAAACAGAAAAAGCCAAGAGCAAGGCTCCTGACTTTAACCGACAAACTAATTATATCATTATCCAAGGGGGCTTGCATTAAGTGGAGATTAAAAAGACAGAGATAGACGTTGATATTGAGACATTAACCGCGAATATAGATGCAGCTGGAAATGGAGTTTATATTGCGCAAGAAGGAAAAATTTTCATGTATCCCTTACCTAAATATGGTAAGATAGAACTATCAAGTCAAAACTATAAAGTAGGTAAACCGAAGTACCACATATCGGCAGATTAACAACAATTAAATAAGCCTCGTGGAAAAAATCCAGGGCACTGAATGAACGTTTTCACAACGTTTGTTTGGTGCTCTTTTTATTTTATTCAGAAAAGGGTGAGAATATGTCGGAGCAATTTAGAGGTCAATTATTGCGATGGTCAGAAAAGAACGGTCTCGAAGCAATAGAGATACATCAAAGTAAAGGCGTCAGATCAAAAGAGAAGCTCACTGATCGAGATTTAAAAGAATTAATGGGCATTAACCGTCAAACACTTAAAAGAGGTCGTGGCGGGGCATTTAAACAGAAATAAGGAGTGTGTTATTGTATGAAATTTTTATTACATCTTTGCGGTAGTGCAATTCTATTTACGTCGTTGCTAGTAATCTCTGAAACTGCCTCAATGTACCTAAGAATTAATGTGGTGTACAGTATTTCCCTTTTGTCGTTAGCTTTAATCTCATCCCTATATGTATATGAGTTGGTGCAAAAATGGAAAAGAAGATGAATTATAAATACGGATGGAAAGTAGATCCGTACAGAAGAGACAAAAGAACTGGAGTTATCTCACCAATACAAAGAAGCGATTATGCTCAACATTTATTCGATAAAGGGGCTGGATGGAGTGAACAAAAAACAGATAGAGAACGCGCTGAGAGATTATGCTTGGATGATCAATGAAATTAAGCGACAAAGAGAGTTGCTTAATGATGTAGGTGACAATATCGTTGCGCAATCAGGAATCGATTCAGCTATGCCAAAAGCGCAAGGAAACACTAGCGATCCAGTAGCGATGGAAGTAATTAGAAGAGAAAAGAGCACTAAATGGGTGGAGAAACTGGAAGAAAAAGTTTTATTTATTCAAGAAAGAATACTTGTCATTACAGACGAAAGAGAAAAAGCAGTACTGGAATGCATGCTAGACGGAATGAGTATGGTTGCTATTGGGAGACATATGGGATTTTCTCGAAGCCATATTTATCAATTAAGGGATAGCATTGTAGATAAAATTGCACATAGTGAACACTTTGGACACATAAAACAATTAAGAAAAAAAGTGACAAATAAATCTTGCTGCGTGTAAAATGGAAGGCAGGACAGGCGAGGTCGAACACTCGTCTTACATACATATTAAATTAATGGCTCTCTTTGCTGATAAGAGGGTCATTTTTATTTGGGAGGTAGCTGTTATGAGAACGGTATTTCTGAAAAGACCCAGCGAATTAAGAATACGAGAACAGCTACCTAACGGGCAAAAAAGGAATCTGTATTTTGTCAGACATAGAGCTCCAGGCAATTTCTATCAATGGCAAGTCGGGTTGTATATTGGGGATAGGAAAGAAGCGAATCTTTGGTTCAACCATCATTCTAAAAAATACTGTAACGGGATTAAAGGTGATGGTAGCATTACCGCCCTTCGATGTGCGCTGAGATATATTATTGAGTTTGCTAACAACATGAGTGAAATGGAAGAATTAACAGTTAGTTGGCATGATGATAAAAGAAAGCGAGCTTATCAGTATTTACGTAGATACGGATTCTTTGATTATTACGACGCAAGCGGAAATCTAATAGCGCTGGGGACTAGAAATCAAGAATATTGGGAATGGGTAGATTAGGAGGTGTTATCGATGGCTGAAAATAAAAAAGGTAAAGTACAGCCTGGTCCAGTAAGTAAGAATAACACGACTAATAGCAGCAAGAAGGACTCACGGCTTAAAGGTAGAAGCGGTCCAGAGAAAAATAAAAAGTAAAATGACATAGATTTATGACACAGGCATCCTGATTGGGTGTCTTTTTTATTTGTAATCAAGAAGAATTAGGCGGTAGGTGCATATGTAGTGGCTAGACAGAGAGATCCACGTCGAGATGAAGCATTTGAGATATGGAAAGACCTTAAAGGTGAAATCACTAATAGAGCACTAGCTGAGCGGTTGGATGTTTCGGAAAAGACTTTAAGCGGTTGGAAATCAAAAGACAAATGGAACGATAAATTGAACGGAGTACTCCAATCAAATAAACGGAGTACTCCAAATAAAAAAGTTAAGAAAAAAGCACGTTCTCCAAGTCGAAAAGAAGCTATTGATTCTGTTTCCGAAAGTGATGAATTAACTGATAAACAAAGGCTTTTTTGCATTTACTACATTAAATACTTCAATGCTACTAAGGCGTACCAAAAGGCTTATGATAGTGACTATAAAACAGCAAATGTAAACGGGAGTCGCTTGCTAGTAAATGCTAGTATTCGAGATGAAATTACAAGGATGAAAGAAGAAAGAGCTTCAGGTTTGTTATTAAGCGCTGATGATGTACTGCAAAAGTACATTGATATAGCCTTCGCTGATATAGGAGATTATGTAGAACGTGGAAACGGCGGATTTACTGTTGTTGTTAAGCCATTAGAAGAAATGGACTCATCCATTATTAGTGAATTGAGCAACACAGAAAACGGAATAAAACTTAAATTGGCAGATAAAATGAAAGCCCTAGATATATTATCCAAATACTTTGACCTACTATCCGATAATGACAAGAAACGATTGCAAGAAGAAAAACTAAAAGTTGAAGTCCAAAAAACTAAAGCTGAAGTTGTTAAGATAACCGGTGAAGAAGAAGAATACGAAGATGACGGATTCATAGAAGCCATCGATTCAAAAACTGCTGATGTATGGAGTGAGGCGGATGAGTAAAAAGCCCGCGCCATTCAAGTTTAAGCCATTTTCCAGAAAACAACTGCAAGTATTAACTTGGTGGAGGAAAGATTCTCCAGTTAAAGATATGGATGGAATTATCTGTGATGGATCCGTTCGTGCTGGTAAGACGGTCGTTATGTCACTGTCTTATGTCATGTGGGCTATGGAGACATTCGAAGATGAAAACCTAGGAATGTCAGGGAAAACAATTGGCTCATTCCGCAGAAACGTAATTACTCCTTTAAAACGCATGTTGAAATCAAGAGGGTATAAAGTTAAAGACCATAGAGCGGATAACATGCTCGCCATCACCTTCAAAGGGAAAACGAACTACTTTTATGTATTCGGTGGTAAAGATGAAGGTTCGCAGGACTTGATACAAGGGATAACGCTAGCTGGTATGTTCTTTGATGAAGTAGCGCTAATGCCTGAAAGTTTTGTGTCACAAGCTACAGCGCGTTGTTCGGTAGCTGGAGCGAAGTTCTGGTTTAACTGTAACCCCGAAGGCCCGTATCATTGGTTTAAGCAAAACTGGCTCGATAAAAGAAAAGAAAAGAATCTTGTTCATTTGCATTTCACCATGGAAGATAATCTTTCATTGGAAGATGGCACTAAAAAACGTTACTACCGAATGTACAGTGGTATATTCTACAAACGTTTTATTCTTGGTTTATGGGTTCTTGCAGAGGGGATCATTTACGATATGTTTCGAGAAGAAGACCATGTTATAGATGAATGGCCTAGTGATATTCATGAATACCAGGTAACGATTGACTACGGAACGAAGAACCCGACATCTTTTATACTCCAGGGAATTCAATTTAATGTCAACGGAGAGCCGACATATTTCAACCTGAAAGAATACTATTATGACGGAAGAAAAGAAGGCAAACAAAAAACAGACAATCAATATTACGAAGATTTAGAGGCGTTTTGCAAAGGGTTTACTACTAAAGTAATTATTGACCCCTCGGCAGCGTCTTTTATTACGTTGATTAGGTCTAAAGGAAAACTCTCTGTAACGGAGGCTGAAAACTCGGTCATTGATGGAATTAGAACTGTATCAAGGTTTATATCCGAAGAAAAATTATTCACTCACAGAGATTGCACAAACATAATACGAGAGCGATTTTCTTATGTATGGGACGAAAAAGCAGCGAATCGCGGTGAAGATAAACCGGTTAAAGATAATGATCATGCAATGGATGCTGAGCGTTATGGAATTTACACGAATGAGAAACACAACGGAAGATTAGATTCTGCTTCTGCAGAGTTATTGAGAGGGGTGAAAATATATGGCTAAGTGGATTGATAAAGCGGTTGGTGAAATGTCCAGATTAAGAAACAATCTTTCTCGATTAGGTTGGAGTCTTGTGGGTGGGAGTTTTACTTCTTCTTACAAACTGGATTCTACCAGGGTTAATTATGATATGGCGCGCAAACTTTACAACAATACAGACGATAATTACAAGTTGGGTGCTGGGTTCGCTAAACCAATTGTTAATGCGACAGTAGGATTTATGGGCGTACCTTCTCCAAAGATAGATGATGAGAGAGCGCAAGAGAAACTTACCTCATTCTTTGAAGAAAACATGTCAAAGTTGCAAAGAACAATTAGAAACGCAGGACGGGACGGTGATGTATTTGTCTGGGTTACCCGAGAAGATGTGGAGAATAATAAGCTTTATCCTGAAAAAGGTAAGCGATTGGTGTATAACATCATCCCTCCAGAACAAGTGAAGAAAATTAATCGAGATCCGGTAACTAATAAGCCGAGAGAGTACATTCTAGTATCAACCCATACCTGGGAAGACGAGAATGGAAATGCGAAAAAAACAGAGATTACGCAACATATTGGTGCTGATTATCGAAAAATAAAATGCAAAGGTGATGTACCTCCAGGTATCGAAGAAGGAGATTTCCCTAATCAATGGGGATTTATTCCTATTATTCATTTTAAAAACGAAAGTGATGAACATGAAGAGTTTGGTAAATCCGACCTGGAATCTATTGAACCATTCATGAAAGCTTATCACGATGTAATGTTGCACGCTATTCAAGGATCTAAATTGCATAGTACGCCTAGATTGAAATTGAATTTAAAAGACGTTGGTGCATTTTTGAGGAATAATTTTGGCGTTACTGACCCTGCGAAGTTTGCTAAAGAAGGGAATTCGATAGATTTAGAAGGTCATGAATTAATGATATTCTCTCATGAAGATGAAGACGCTGAATTTATTGAGGTGAAAAGCGCTACTGGTGATGCTTCGATACTTTTGAAGTTTCTCTTTTATTGCATTGTGGACACATCCGAAACGCCTGAATTTATATTTGGGGTTCACACTCCTTCCAGTCATGCATCCGTAAAAGAACAAATGCCTATTCTGGTAAGACGGATTGAACGTAAGAGAGAAGCTTTTGACGAGCCATTCAAATTGTTATGTCGAATTGTTCTTGCAATGACTTCTGATTCTGAGAATATTCAATTTTCCTCTTATTCTACTGAGCTCGAATGGGATGACATTGATCCTCGAGACGGAAAAGAAGTTGCCGAAGAAATAAAGATAGTAGCAGAAGCTTTAGGATTAGCTAAAGACAAAGGAATTATTAGTGATGAAGCAGCTGTTCAATTCTTGAAGAAGTATATATCTACCATGAACGAATACGAAAGCGAAGATGAAGATATAACCGGAGAGCGTGATCGTATTATGAAGTCTCGATTAATGAGTATGCAATTGGAAGATAGCCAATTCAACGAAGGGCAGCTGAAAGAGATTGATAAAATCCTTGCCAAAATAAAGGAGAAGTAAGCTATGGCAGATTCTCACTTTAATCCAAGTCAATTAATCAGAGACTTACAATACCACGCTGGCCCCTATGCTAAATACGCATTGGAAGCTAGAAAGAAATACATTGAATTACGACTTCATCAAGATAAGCGAATCCAACAAGTTTACATCCGCGCAATAAGGCGGGTGGCTAAACAATTAAAAGAGTTAAGTGGATCCGGAGCAAGTCCAGTCAAAGTTAGGCATTTATTGGATATAGAACGAGCCATCGCTGAAGAGTTTGCTAAGCTCAATGGTAATGTGGATGAACTTACAAAAGAATATATTCAACAAGGTGTTATAACAGGAACGTCCTACAGTCAAGCAATCACTTTGAATGCTATTAAAGAAATAGGGTTAGCAACGACGCCTATGGTAAAGACGTACACTCGATTGAATATAAGAGCAGCCGAAGCGATTTATGCACGAACGCATAAAGGTCTGGCTACTTCTGATCTAATCTGGAATAACAGCAAGAGAGCAGAGCAAGCGGTTCGTAATATCATCCAAGAAGGTGTTGTTACTGGTCGAGACGCTAAGGAAGTTGCGGAAGCTTTAGAAAAATATGTTCTAACTGATTCTAAGACAATGGCCATAAACTATCCAGATATGATGGAGCGGATCCAGAGCAGAGTTCCGTTGCGTTTATCCTATGAAGCTTTAAGACTAGCTAGAACTGAAATGACCGCAGCTTATGGAGAGGGAACAATAGCGGCTGGCAGAGTTTCTCCTTCTTATGAAGGTACCAGGTGGATGTTGTCACCTTCTCATCCCGTTAAAGATATCTGCGATACATTTGCAAATGCGGATTTTGGTTTAGGTAAAGGAGTATATCCAAAAGGCGAAGAGCCGATGTTCCCACCGCACCCAAATTGCTTATGCTCGTTGTTACCAGTGCATGAATCTCCTGAAGACTTTGTTGAAAGATTAAGAGATTGGCAAAAAGATCGCCATTCGCATCCAGATTTAGAAGAGTGGTACCAGAATATCTATAAGGTTGCATAGGAGGTTGTTAATTTTGGATAGAAGAGCGCGTTTGTTACCGGGAACCAAGGTAGAAGTGATTAGCGACAAACAAAGCTTCGGAAGATATAAGAATGGTGATGTATTAACAGTTAAGAAAGACATGTATGAGGAAGATGAAATATTATCTCATGTTTTTGTTGAAGAGTACGATATTCCTCTTAATGATCTGGAATATAAAACACTTGAAAGGGGGTGAGAAAAAGCATGGATAAACTCATGGTGCTTTTCGGTAATTTAAGCGGTGAAATGAAAACAACCGGTGTTCCACTTGCAACAGGGGTGGATATTGAAGCATTTAAGAAAGAAGATGATGACTTTTACGAAGTTGTCGTTGAAATACCTTCAGGTCCATCTACAAGAGGTTGGAACTACACCAAATTCGCATTACAGAGCATTGTAGACAAAGTAATGCGCAATACATTAGCTGGATTTTTGGGTCACCAAAGACCGGAGAATGTTAAAAATGAATTTAAGACGCCTGTTACCCATTGGGTTGGAGCCAAAATGGAAGGCGAATCAGCGTTTTTTCGTGGGGTGATAGATAAGTCATCACCAGACCTTAAAAGATGGCTGAGAACGGGCAGAATTAAACAGGTGAGTATATTCGGTCATCCGAAGCTACAAACATCTAACGGAGAAACACAGGTAATTGATTATGATGCATTGTCCATTGATTGGACTCCACTAGATCGAGCTGGCATGCCAACAAAGATCGTCGCCACTTCTGGCGAAATGTGGGATATGGATGGCATGGGGCCTGACAATAAAAATAATAACGGAGGTGCAAAGACATTGAATCCAGAAGAGTTGTTAAAAGAACTTGGGAAAATGATGAAAAACAAACAAATCACAGTACCTATGATTGCGGGTGAAATTGGTCTTTCGATTGATCAAGTAGCAGGAGAAATGGATTCCGCTTGGTTAGAGACAAAAACAAATGCAGAGAAGCAGTTAAAAGATGTTTCAGAAGCATTAGGTATTAGTGGAGAAATGAACGTTGTAGAGGTGGCTAAAAAAGCTGCTAAAGCAATTGAAGAAAAAGAGAATGCTGACTTTAATAAGTTGGTTGGAGAAATGATGGATGAGAAAGTTAAATCTGATGTTATCAAAAAAGATATTCGCAATCCAGAAACGCAAATCGGTAAGTTTTACGCTTATCACACCAAAAGCTTAACACCTGGAATGGAGAAAGATAAAATATCAGGTGAACTTGACAATTTCCTTGCTGACAAAGTAATTAAAGGGATTATTGACACTTACCATACAGATCAACCCGCTGGACTAGGTGTTACAAACACCAATACAAATACGTTTAGCGGATTAAAAACTAAGCGCACAGCGCTATAAGGAGGTAATTTGAATGTCATATAAAGGGCAACCAGTACCAACCACTACCCATAAGACTCAACGCGCTAAAGTTAGCGATGGTAAAAGCGTCCGGGTCACTGTGCCGGAAAACACTACTGTAGCAGCACAAAGTTTCTATTTGCTTGATGGTTTTTTTGGAGTAGCCATGCAATCAGCAGTCACAGGAGCAGGAGAAACCGAAGAGATCATATTAAATATCGAACAGGCAGAATATGAAACAGATCAAATTAGTACTTCTCAGGCATTTGCCGTAGGAACACCTGTCTACTTTAACGACAGTACTAAAAAACTGACTGAAACTGCAGGAGCTGATCCAGACGCTAATCGTTTAGTCGGTCGTGTAACTGCTTCAAAAGATGCAAATAACGTGATCTGGTTCATTCTTGGACCACAAGTTTAAGAGGGAGGGTAAATGATGAAAACAATTAGTATTGAACAACTTAAAGAAAAGCGCCGTCAGGGAACAATCGAAATGGATGTTCCTTTTTTATTGAACGGGGAAATGACAGTAGTTAAGAAAAAGATTGTTAATGGCGAAATGGAAACTTACGAGCTGGGTAAACCAGTTGGAGAAATGATGACGAACGCAACTACTCGTAAAGAGTTCTTGCAAAAAGTGGTATTGGACGTAGAAATGGGTAAGGAAGAGGTCCCTACTCTTTATGGTCCGATTTATGATCGTATAGAAGATTCCAACTTCCCGCGTGAATTTGAAGCTAAATGGGCTCAATATGGTAATGTTATTTTCTTCGAACACGCTGAAGGTGAAGAAGTGAAGTTTGGTAGTCTTTCAGCAGAGCAAGGGCCTATTGCACAAATAAAAGGTTACGCAGCAGGATTTGAGTACACGAAAGAAATCGAAATGTTTAACCAAACATTTAATCTTGAATTGCTAAACAGGGCATTCGGTGAAGCTTATAACGCAATGCTTAACCACATGCATCTATTTCCGATTCTTAAAAACAGCTATAAAGCTGCGAATAAGACTGGACCTGTTTATGTGAATTCCGATCGCAAAGAACAGCAGGACAAAACAGGAAGTCATTATCTGTTAAGCTTGCGGGAAACAATTAAGCAGGGATTAACAGCTACTCGTTCAGCTAAACGTCCTGCGACGATTCTGTTGGCTAACTCAGCAGATCAGTATGATCTTGAAGAAGCGATGGCTAGCTTTACTATCAACGCAACTCCTCATAAAGCTGTTAGTGGTGTAGATACCATTATCTATTATGATGGCTGGGAAACAAACGTTGGTAAAAAGTCATATGCTTACGATGGCGTACCTGCAGGTAAAGTTTTCGCAGTTCGTCCTAAACGTGGGTTCAAGGAGCTTATTAAACAAGATATGCAGATTAACGCCACAATGGGTGATGCAAGTCGCTTGGTAGAATCCCAAGTAATTGGTGACTTCTGGAGAGGTGTATTTGCTGCAGTTGATGAAAACGTTCAGGAAATCACCTTGCCTGGTAAGTAAGGAGTGATGAATAATGACTCCTACAGAGGATTTGAGGTTTCGTTTACGTAAGTTAATTAACGAACGCATTCCAAGTGGAGGAACTGAAACAGATACAAACTTTCTCGATAGTGAATTAGACATGATCCTAGGGGAAGCAAGCAGTGTGTATGTCGCTGCATCTTATGGATGGACAGAAAAAGCAGGCATGCTTCAGGGTGACATTGAGAAGTATTCCGCAGGTGATGAGCAATATACTATGACATCTCTAAAAGATAAGCTTGATCATGCACTTAAAATGGCTGCTCATTACGCTCAATTTGAGGAAAGTGGGCAGTCATCATATGGAAGTGCTATGTTTAAGGTCAAACCTCCAGAGGTGTTATAAATGGGGTTTATTGAGACTCGCAAACTGCATACCAAATGGAGTATAGAACAGAATCCAACAACAATTTTAATAAACCGTACAGAAAAGAAAAGGGTCGGCGGTGGCTTCGATGAAGTAAAGAGCACTGCAGGCCCTTTTGATGTGCGCATCTTTTCCAAAAGCACAAAAACAAATAGAGAGGTTAGTACATTGGCTGGAAAAAAATCAGTGAATGTAACCTGGTCTATGTTGGCGGATGCGAATGCTGATATTAAATCCGGAACAAATGTTAAGGATGAATTCACGGCTGTTGGTCTAGGGAAATTCTTGGTTATTACTGTTCGACCTCAAATGGTTAAAGAGGTTGTTGTTGGTTATCAAGTGGATTTAGAGAGGGTGAGTTAATATGTCCGGTGCAGTTGAAAAGATCAGACGCAAGAAAGCAGCATTATACGCTATGTGCGATAACTTCTCCGGTCATATGGAGGCTCATGCCAAACAGACAGCTACATGGGTGGATAGAACAGGTCATGCAAGACAATCAATACACGGTGGAGCTGAACAAAAAGGTGATGAAGTGATCACGTATTTATCTCATGGAGCAGAATACGGCGGATATCTGGAGGAAGGAACTCCACCACATGTTATTCGTCCGAAAAACAAAAAAGCATTGTATTGGTACGGGGCAAGTCATCCAGTGAAAGAAGTGCATCACCCAGGAACAAAAGCACAACCCGTTATCGGACCTACGGTTGATTTATTCTGGCCAAGAATGAAAGAAGCCAGAAGAAAGCTATTCAGGGAGGGATAAACTCATGAGGAATGCAATACGAACTAAATTGCTGACAGATGTGCCAGACTTCAACGACGTATACGAACCTCATGCAGCTGGACCCGATTCTGTTAAGCCTTATGGCGTTATTCGACAAGGTGTAGATACGGAAGAAAGCGATTGGATGGGTTTCCGTCGTATCGTTGAAGTATGGCCCTACGTTTCTAGAAGTACATTCACTAAAGTTGATAGTCTGCAAAGTGAAATTATTGATGCGCTAGATCAGAAACTCATTACCGATTCGGTAACTGGAGAAGTATTTTCTTGTGTTTATTTAGGTACGGTAGGGCAAGATGTAACGGATGATGATTGGGATGCAATAACAAGAGGCTTACGTTTTGCTGTGATGGCTATTCAACAAGTCGAACAACCGATCAATATTAAATCAGATCCCTGGATAACCGCATTGGCTAATTGGTCAAGCGGTTTTTTAGATGCTTCTTGGACTGTATACGAAAACCAACTGCCACTTGGGTACAAGAGACCATGTGTATTGTGGCGTTTAGACAACTACGAAGCAAAAGGGGTATCCCGGTCTGTTTACGAAGTGACTAAAAATGTGGTTGGTCACGTTATTAGTACGTATCCAAATCAAAAGATACACACATCCTCTGAAATAGTCGAGAGGCTTATGTCCGAAATAAAAGTTCCAATTAGCATCCAAGAAAGAAAGTATATGACAGTAAGTCAGCCTAGAAGTGATTTTCGTGCTGACGGGTTGAATACTGGTCAAATTAATGTTCGTTTGTCGAGAAAATCGAGTCGAATAAAAAAAGAATCCCCGGTATTAAATGACGTTCAGTCTACCGGTGCATGGAGGTGATTTTGATTGTCTAAACAAAAGAAGCAAGAAAAGCAAGAGCAACCAAAGGAGTCAACTTACACACGAGAAGATCTTGCTACACATTCAAAACAAGCTTTTGGTGTATCTCCGGAAGTTGTAATCGGAGCTCTAAGCACATTTAAGCAAGAAGAGTTTACGAAGTCAGAAGCTAAGCAAGCAATAGATAACTTTATGAAAAGGAAGGTGTAGTAAATGGCTAGAGGAGAATGGAGTCCAACAGAAGAAAAAGTTTTAGCTGGTTTTTATATGCGTTTTATATCAGCTGCAAGAAAATTAATTAGTCCTAGCCCTCGAGGAATTGTTGCTATTCCTGTAAAAGCGAATTGGGGACCAGTTAATCAAGTTGTTGATATCGTTGAAGAAGGTGGATTAATCAATAATTTTGGTAAAGATACTGGAGGTGATTTCACTGCCTATACTACCGTTAATCTTGCTATCTTAGGGCAACCTAGCAAAATCTTAGTATATCGGTTAGCGGATGGTTCAGAGAAAAAGGCTGCAATTACATTGACAGGAGGAACAACACCTGCAGACGCGTTAAAATTAGAAACAGTATACCCTACAGACCGTAACTTTAACGTAACTGTAAGAGAAAGCTTAGAGGGCGCTGGAAAACAAGAGTTAATCTTGTATGAAGGAACAGAGCAATTAAGCACGTATTCTTTCTCAAACGTAGATGAAGCTGTAGCTCAGATCAATGCAGACAATGTTTATATTACTGCCAACAAAGTAGCAGACGGCCCATTAACGGTCGTATCTAACCAGGCATTTACAGGCGGTAATGCAGGAACAACCACTATTACTAATGAAGAATATATTAAAGCTATGACCGCATTTGAAGCAAAGACTTTTAATGCTTTTGCATTAGATGGTCCAGCTGCGGCGGATTTACAAACGACTGTAGTAGGGTGGGTCAAACGCCTTCGGAGTCAAGGTAAACGAATCATGGCTTTCTTGGGTGGTTCTTTAGCAGATGACAAAGATCCAACTATTGGGAATGAACGATCTAAATCATTTAATCATGAAGGTGTTATTAATGTGACTGTTAGCGGAGAGTTAGGCGGAAAACTATATCCTAGTGGAGACATAGCTGCTTATGTTGCTGGGCTAACCACCAGTCAATCTTTAAGAGAAAGTTTAACTTTCGCAAATACGCCATTTACTGATGTTCAACCTGCATTAACTATTGAACAACGAGCAGAAGCAGTTAAGTCTGGTTCATTTATCTTATTTGAAGAAGAGGGCGTAGTAAAATGCGAGCGAGGCATCAACACACTTACTAGTTATGGAGAAAACCAAGATCCTTCTTTTAGTAAAATAAAGCTTACTAGACTTAAAGACTCCATAGATACAGATCTTAGCAATTTAGCTACGCAACAATATGTTGGTAAATTAGCCAATCATGCAGATGGCCAAGCAGCATTATTATCAGCTATAAAAGCTTACTTTGAAACATTAGCTCCTGATTTAATTACTCCTGATTTTATTGTTCAAAAGGATGAAGAACTTATGAAGAACGCAGCTAAAGATCAGTTCTTCTGGGAGTACTATGTTACTGATGTAGATAACATGGAAGAAATATACGGAACAGGAAACCATCAATAAGAAGGGTTAGGTGAAAAAGCATGGGATTAGAGGCAGAACGCGTCATTAATGGTAGTTTTGGCGAGCTGTGGGAAGATGGAGAATGGCAAGAAAACGTGAACAGTCTAGTTGCTGATGTCAACATTCAAAAAAGTGCATTAAAAACCTCTGGTACTCGATGGGATAAACACAAGGTTATTGGAGTAGATGGCACAGGAACGGCAAGCGGATTTAAGGTCACGTCAAAGATGATTCAGAAGAATTCTTGGGTGATGGGTGATCGTGGTGTTCCTGCGAAAACGGAATTAATTAGTAAGTTGGATGATCCAGAAGCATACGGACATGAAAGAATTCGTTTAAAAAATGTTAAGTGGGATTCTATAAATCTCGCTAACTGGACTGCAGGAGAAGAAGTAACACAAGAAACACCATTTACTTTTGAAGGGTTCGAATTATTGGACCCTATCGAAGCATAATTAGGGAGGAATAGAGATGGCAGAAGTAAACGAAAAACAAATACTTGATAAATTATTCAGCGCTGGGGAAGAAGATAGCGTACCGAAAAAGAAAGTTACGATAAATCGAATTGAACTTTCTTTTTTAATGTCCGGATTAAGAGAAGGGAAAATTGAACAAATAGAGAAGCGTTTCACTACAAAAACGCGCGTCCGCGGAGAGGAAAAAGAAAAATTAGATGATAAACGCTTTAACCGCGCACTTGTAGCGGAAGCGACTCGCGCTATTGGTGGTGACGAGAGCGTTCGTTTTGACCATCCTCAATTGCTAACAAAATATAAAGCATCCGGAGCGGAAGCTGTTGTAAAGAAGATCTTGTTAGCTGGTGAAGTAGCTCAATTAGCTGACGTTGTGCTTGATCTATCTGGTTACTATGACCAGGCGGAAGAGGATGAAGAGTTAAAAAACTCTTTGCCAGACGAGGATTAATATTTCTCGTCTGGGAAGGAGCGAAAAAGCTAGGTAAGTTACCGTCTGAAATATGGGCCTTGTCACCAGAAGAAAGAAAATTTATTTATCAAGGTGTCATTTATGATATCGAACAGGAAAACGAACGAAAGAAGAAAGGGGGTGGCATAATTGGCTGATGAATTTTATCGCGAAGAGATAATCTTTGACGTTAATGATGAAGACGCGATTAAGCGTATAGAGCGTGTCAGTAAAAGGATGAATAAAGTTCATGAACGCACCCAAAGGAGAACGAAAGCCATTAACAAAATGAAGGCTTCTCCAGTCATTAAAGTTAGAGATAGAATGACAAAGCAGGTTACTAGAGCTGATCGACTTATTCAAAAGTTAGGGAGAAAAAAGGCAGCACCGGTTATTGCAGCTAAAGACCGGATCACTAACACACTAAATCGTACAAAGAGTTTACTTCGAAAGATAGGTTCAATCAAGGTAAGTCCTGAAGTCACGCTCAAAGATAGAGCAACTAGGGCGTTGAAAAAAGTCCAAAGTGGTTTGCGTAAGTTCTCTTCTAAATCATGGGAAATAACGATTGCTGCGAAAGATAAGACATTCGCTGTATTTAGGGGTATAAGAAGATCGATATCCGGATTAAGAAATATGATGACATCATTGCCAGCCATGGTGGGATTAGGAGCAGCAACTTTAGGTCCAGGAATGTTCGTTGGTAAAGCTATAGGTAAAGCAGCTGAATATGAACAATCAATGGCTAAGGTTAAAGCTATATCAGGAGCTACCGCTGCCGAGTTTGCAAAATTAGATGAGGTAGCAAGGAAGATGGGAAGAACAACGGAATTTACAGCTTCCCAATCTGCCGAAGCGTTAAGTTATCTTTCTATGGCTGGATTTAAGGCAAATGAGTCTATTAAAGCATTACCTCATACACTAGACCTTGCAACTGCAGGACAATTAGATCTGGCGCGCGCAGCTGACATATCATCTAACGTTCTATCGGGATTTCGTTACGATATCAGCCAATTCCAACGTGTTGTTGATGTTATGGCTAAGACGCAAGCAACAGCCAACACAAATGTTGAGCAGCTCGGAAATGCACTATCTTACGCAGCTCCGGCTGCGGCAGATGCTGGTCAGACGATAGAGGCTACCGCTGCGGCTATTGGAATGATCAGTGATGCTGGTATCCAAGGGGAACGTGCAGGTACAGCATTGCGCGGAATCTTTGCGCAGTTAGTGGATCCAGCTAGTTCAGCAAGGAAACAAATGGACAAGCTAGGCATTAGTGTTGCCAACTCTGCAGGAGAGTTGAAATCCTTACCGGATATCATTAAAGCAGCAGAAAAAGCAGGAATAAGAGGTTCTGAAGCATACAAGATATTCGGAGTAGAGGCAGGACCGGCATTTTCGCAACTTCTTGCGATTGGTTCAGATTCACTTAGCGACTATATTAAGAAACTTGAGGATTCTGAAGGTGCAGCGAAAAACGCAGCAGAAACAATGAGAAATACTACGCATGGAGCAATTAAGACGCTAGGATCAGCATGGGAAAGTTTATTGATATCAATTGGAGGAAAGAACGGACTTGGTCCAGCAGCGAATTCGTTTGTAGAGAACTTAACTAAGCAATTCGGAAGACTGGAAGAGTTCATAATTGATAACCAAGAAGCTATAGAAAAATTCGCCTCAGCAGTAACTAAGAAGATAAATGCAGGTATTGAAGTAGTGGTTGACGTAGTAACATCTGACGACTTCAAGAATGCTGATTTTATGGGAAAAATGTCTATAGCATGGAACGAGCTTATCTCACAACCTTTTTCGGATTGGTACAATTCTGGCGGAAAAGAGAAGATAGCATCTACTGCGAAATCAATCGGTGAAGATATCGGGACGTTCATTACTTCAGGATTAACAGCATTGTTTGGTTCAAGCGATGAAATTTCAAGTAGCGGAGGTAGTGCAGCTGCATCATTCGCCAAAGGATTTAAAGACAGCCTAGATTTAGGTAAGATTCTGAACGCCGCACTAGAATCGCTCGGTGGCACTTATCAAGACACTTTCAAAAGTAAAGGTAATTTTCTAGGTACAGTGTTTGCTACAGCCATAATAGCCGGCATTACTAAGAAACTAGGTGGGTTTAAATTAGCAAAGTGGTTGTGGAAGAAAATGCCGAATATCAGTAAAAATACAACAGTTCCACCTACTACTAGTAAACCGCCTAAGAGTCCTAAACCACCAAGAAAAGGTCCTAAAAACAAAAACACAAATGGCGGCGGTCCTAGAAGCAAAGGTGCATCAGGAACAACTACAAGAAAGACACCTAAAAATAAGACACCTAAGAGACCAAAGACGAAGACGCCTAAAAATAAGACTCCTAAACCGCAAAAAGTTCCTAATTTCTTTAAGAAAATCCCAGGGAAAAATGTACTGAAGAAAGTTCCAATATTAGGCCCTTTATTAATGGCTGGCGAATTAGCGACCGCAAAGACTGCAGAAGCTAAATCAAGTGCAGTTGGTGGCGGTATTGGAATGATGGTTGGGGGAGCAGCCGGTTCTTTATTAGGACCATTAGGAACATTCGGTGGTGCTGTAATTGGTGACACCGTCGGAAGAAAAGTAGGTGAATTCGCGCCTAAAGTTGCTGAAACCGTTGGTGGAGCTGTAAAAGACGCGTTCGGCACTGTGAAGGGTTGGTTCGGATTTGGAGATAAAGACGAAAATAAAGGCTCTGGAACAAGTGTGATGAACCAAACTCCAAGCACGAACATGACAGGTGTTGATGCACTAACCCAGCAGACTCAACTAGCCACAAATAACATGCAAGTGTTAACTAGTTGGCTAGGTAAGGCATCAGGTTGGGTTGCTGGGGCGTTCCATCCATTGTCTGAATCAGGAGGGAACCTTAGTCATAACACAACCGCATTATCCACTTGGTTGGGTAAATCATCAGCGTGGGTTGCTAGCGCCTTTAGTCCATTAGGTCAAAGTACTCTAAGTCACAATATGAGCGCTCTATCTACATGGACAGGACAAGCTTCTGGTTGGGTAGTAGGTGCTTTTCAACCACTTTCGCAAAGTGGAGCAGCATTACATCAAAATGTATTTGCTCTAACAACCTGGTTAGGTCAGTCCTCCGGTTGGGTTGTCGGCGCTTTTTATCCTTTATCCACTAATGGTGCAGCACTAAACCATAACGTGGTTTCTCTTAGTTCTTGGCTCGGTCAAGCATCGGGTTGGGTGGTAGCTGCATTCTACCCTATGCAAGCTAAAGGAGCCATGGTAGTAAATAACACTGCAATTCTAGCAGGTTGGGTTGGTCAGGCTTCCGGATGGGTAGCGAGCTTATATGGCATCCAAGAGAAGGCTGCAGCTGTAAAGAATGCTTTATCTGGTTTAGCATCACGAATTCGCAACACTAGAACACCAACAATGTCATCAATTGGTGGAGGACCATTGAGAGCATACGCTAATGGGGGGATGATCAACAGACCTCATTTAGGATTAGTTGGCGAAGCAGGTCCAGAGGCTATCATTCCACTCTCATCGAATCGTAGAAACCGTGCGATGGAGTTATATGAGAAAACCGGAAGAGCGCTAGGAGTTCGTCAGTACGCTGATGGAGGCATTCCGAAAGCGCCCGAATATAAAGCGCCACCAGAGAAGCACGTTAGTACAGTTGGTGGCGGGAAATACGACTTCCACGTCAGTACTGAGGGCATGATCGGTCAAGTAGTCATCGGTAAATCAGAAGAAGAAATAGATGAAATTGCAGAAAGGGCAGGTGAAGAGGTTGCTAAGAAAATTAAAGCTATACTTGATAACTTGTCCTAAAAGGGGGGCGGAATGATGGATTTTTATTTAATACAACCAAATGGTAAAAAGATTCACTTTCCCGTCAATCCTGAAACTGTAGATGTTCAAACGGAAAAGAAAATAGATACAATCAACTTAAACGACATCGGTGAAATAGATATACCTGTAGGAGAGAGAAGAGCCGGATATCGGTTCTCCTCTTTCTTTCCTAAATATCACGATTCTTATTGTCAGTATGAAAACATACCTGATCCAGACATAGCTATTAAGGAGTTAAATAAAATAAGAGAAGCTGGCAAACCCGTTCGCTTGCTAATAAGTGGTTCATCTATAAATTCGCTTGTTTTAATAACAAACATAACTTCTACGATACGCGGCGGAGAGGTAGGAGACGTTTACTTTGACATTGAAATGAGAGCTTGGAAAGAAGTTAAGGTACGTAAGACAACAAGAAAGATATCACAACCTAAAAGACCGAGACCCAATCCAAAATCGAAATCTAAGCTATATACCGTAAAAAAAGGAGATACCTTGTGGGATATATCCAAGCGATATTACGGTAGCGGAACAAAATGGAGAAGGATATGGAAATCAAATAAATCGAAGTTAATTAAAAGGGATTCCAGAAATAAAAGGGATCCTGGTCACTGGATTTATCCTGGGCAAAAATTGGTGATCCCATCATGAAGTATGAAATGATCATTAAAGGTAAATATGATGTGAGAGAATTAAACGAAGAAATAACTGTTGAAGAGAGTCTTGATGAAGTGTCTATGAGAGTTCAAGGCTCATTTTTAAATCAGTCAGACTTCCCCAAAATAGAGGGAGGAGAAGACTTCTCTATATTCGGTAAGGCTTTTGGTACTTCGACAGTTAAACAACTCTTCAGTGGTGTTATTTGGGATATAAACGAGAACAAAAGAGGATCCAAAAAGATTTCCTTAACTTGTTATGATCGCTCCATATACATGGCGAGAAGTGAAGATGAATATCTATTTCCAAAGGGACAAACAGCTGCACAACGTATAAAGAAATATGCTGCCGATTGGGGAATACCATTAGGTAGTATAGCAAATACAGGCGTGGCATTAGCTAAATCAGTATACCGAGCACAACCTATTCAGCGTATGATAGAAAGTGACTTAAACGAAACCTCCGACAAAGGGGGTTTTCTTTATGTACCAAGAATGAATATAAATAAGCTCGAATTAGTACCTATAGGGAATAACAAAGAGGTTTGGGTACTGGAATCTACAGAAGAAATAGATCGTAATAGGTCGCTTGACAATGCAGTAACACAGGTGAAGGTATTAGGGAAAGAAGAAGAAGGGAAAAGAACCCCCGTATTAGCTACGGTGTCAAAAAATACTAAAAAGTACGGTACCATCCAGAAAGTGCTGCAGGACGATAAAGTTAAGAAAAAATCTGATGCCGAAAAAGCAGGTAAGAAACTTTTGACAGGAATCGAAGAAAGAATAGTAGTGAGAGCGCTTGATATAAACACGATAAGAGCCGGCGATGCTGTAAAGCTAAATAATAAAGATTGGTTTGTTATATCTGTAAAGAGGAATTTGAGTTCTTCCGGGATGATGACATTAGAACTGGGTTCTCTTGATCTAATAAGGAGGCGATACTATGGCGGATCCGTTTAAAGAATTAGTTAGATCCCTTGAAGCTAGAAGTAAAAAGAATATTGATCAAACTACCATGGGTATCGCTTCTGATTTAGGTACCATAACTTCTAGAGGCGAACTGCAATTGGATAATTTCAAACATCCCATTAGCGACTATCTAGTTGACGAGAGACTTACTATGAATGCTGATTACTTTTCTGACGCAAAAACTAGTAGTGGTCATAGCCACAAAATAATTACTCCAAAACAACTTAAACCTCTTCAACCAGGGGATCGAGTAGTTGTTTTGTTGGTAAACAGTGGTCAAGAACACGTTGTCATAGCAAAGGTGGTGTCTGTATAATGCCTAATTTATTTCCTGCAGGTGTAGATGAGAATATGGTTCAGGCCGATACAGACTCTGATGAAGTTAAATTCGGGCGTTCTTGGAAGTTTGATTTTAATAAAGGTGAATTCGTTACAAGTCCGGTTGGTAAGGTCCAAGAAGCAGATCCATTGGAAGCTTGGGTGGAGTGGTGTAAAAAGGCTATAAATACTGCGAGATACCGTTATTTAATATATTCAGAGGACCATGGTCAGGAATTTCATGATTTAATATCTCTACATTTGACAAGAGAAGCCAACGAAAGTGAAATCCAACGAATGATAACTGAATGCCTAATGGTTAACCCGCGTACTGCTAGAGTTGAAAACTTTATATTTCATTGGGAAAAAGACACAGTTAGATTTTCTTTCGATATATATAATGTTTTGGATGAAAATGTGCGTATTGAAGATAGCGTGGTGAATTTGATATGAAACAACTTGAACTTCCCTATTATTTAGAAGATGTAACAGAAGAAACCATCATGGATCGTATGTTAGAATCCTTGCCTGATGATATAGACAAATCGGAAGGATCATACATTTGGGATAGCCTTATGCCTGTGGCAATTGAAGTGGCAAAAACAGCTGAGTGGTGTAGAGAAGTATTGAACAGAGGATTTACTTCATCTACTTTCGGGGTTTACCTTGATTTAAAAGCAGCTGAGAGAGGTTTGGCAAGACAAGCAGCAGTTAAAGCAATAGGTTATGTAAGCTTTACTGGAACTGAAGGAACAATTATACCTGTTGGGACTAGGATAGCAACGCCATCTGACAATCAAACGCCTTCAGTAGAATTTGAAACTACCAAGCAAGCTACTATAGATGTATCGGGAGAGGTCGTTGTTCCTATTGAGGCTATTGAAGAAGGAACTGTGGGCGTAGTAGGGCCAGGCACAATTTCAATTATTGTATCTAGCATTACTGGTGTTTCTAGTGTAATGAATAAAAATTCCACCTTTGATGGATTTGACGAAGAAAGTGATGAATCTTTACGCCAAAGAATTTTAAATGATAATAAACAAGCGGAGGGTGTTGGAAACAGTGATGACTATATCACTTGGGCTCAAGAAATATCAAGTGTAGGTAAGGTTATAGTAGAACCGATTTGGCAAGGCATTAATACAGTAAGAGTTATTATTTTAAATAGAGACGGGGCGCCAGCATCCGTAGAACAAGTGGCTGAAATTCAACAACATTTAGACCCTACTCAAGATGGCAGTGGAAAAGGAAGAGCACCAATCGGGGCAATTGTAACAGTTGCTACTGTTGAAACTTTAGCAATTAACATAAACGTACCCAATTTACAAAATGCAGAGGGTTACACCATTGAACAAACACAACAAAATGTTATCAATTCTCTCAACAAATTCTTTAACAGTGTTGATGCAGGAGGCGTAATACGGATTAAAGAAGTTGCTTCTTCGATTATACATGCCCCTGGTGTTTTGGATTTTGGTGACATAACACTAAATAACGGCACTGTAAATATATCTTTAGCATTAACCCAAGTTGCAACTACAGGAAGTGTGACGTTTATATGATATTTGTAGATGAAAATAAACCTACTTCTGATAGATTGTTTGAAATGCTACCGTTGTTTTACACCAATTCTAGAATTATGAAAGAATTAATGTTTGTTAGAGGGATCGAATTAGGAAAAGTCCAAAATGTCATAGACGAAGTGTTAGCGCAACTTAATATTGATACGGCAACTTGGTCCATCAACATTTGGGAAGAAGAATACGGAGTTGAAGAAACACCTGTCAACACTATTGAAGAAAGACGATCAGTTGTTAAATCTAGGATGAATAAAGGTGATTCGTCTTACAACGAATTAATTGTAAAAATAGCAAACTCCTATACCAACGGAGATGTTGTTGTCCGTTTTGAAAACGGAGTTGTAGTAACGTTTAACAGCTTCGTTGGGATCCCATCTAATATAGAAGATGTAGAAGAAATACTAAGAAAAAGTATCCCAGCTCATTTGCCGCTGTTGTTTGAATATAGGTATTTGTTAATTAAAGATATCCATGCTGTAAAAACTTTGAACGATATCGAGAAGACGACATTAAATAACTTCGCAGGAGGTGGAGGCAATGGCTAGTAACACAGAAAAATTAAACCTGTTAAAGAAAGATCCAGTTACTGATGGAAATGATACTTTTAATCTAAAGACTATGTTAAATGACAACTGGGATAAAATTGATAATTTCGCAAAAAATCACACAAATGACCAACAAGCACATGGCATTGGTGATAAATCGCTATTGAAAACAACCGCAAAGGGTAGCATTGTGAATGCGGTGAATGAGCTTTTTACAAATGTCAGTAATGGTAAGCAACAGATAGGTACGGCTATTACTGGCGTAGATAATAAAGTTATCGTGCCTAACGACCCAACATTTGCGCAGTTAGCTTCTGCAATTGGACAGATTAATACAGGGAAGAAGTGGGCAAGTGGTGAAGAGCATGTGCCTTCAATTAGCAATCCAGAAAAAATAGTAGTTAGAGGAATAGGATTTAGTCCTAATTTAATTGTTGTAACTGATAATTACTCTGGGCCTCAAAGAGGGATTTCAATTTATACGAGCTTAACAGATATTACTAGTAAAAATTCCATGATTACTTATAACACTATGGGAGTCTCATCAGCAGAAGCAATAACGACTATTGATGGTTTTGATATACTTCTTTATTTCCCATCTAATTGGGGAGGCAAAAGCGGAACCGCTAAATGGATCGCAATTGAATAGGAGGTTAATAAAATTGAAAATTGGAAGCAGAATTTACTTTGAAAGAGAAAGTGGAAATATCTTAATTATAAGAGGAGAAAGGCAAGGGCCTTATGTTAAACAAACGTCAATAACACAAGACATAGAGACTTACAAAGCTTTATCTGAGCGTAACCGAGATACATTTGATTATATCGAATTAGAATACGGACAATACGCACAAGACTTTGCAGAATCAAATGGATATCGTGTTAATCCAACAACTAGGAAATTAGAATTTAGTTATCCAGACCCTAACGCACCAGAAGAACCACAACCTTATCAAGCGCCATTAAGTGAAGAAGTTAAACAATTGAAAAATGAGGATTTAAATAATAAAGAAGCAATCGCAGATCTATATGTACAAGTCATGGGAGGGACTGTTTAATGGAGACAAAAGCCATACATGGTATTTTTGCTGATTTAATAGAAGCAGATAGGCGTAAAATTGAAGATGTACCAATATCCGACAAGGAAGCTGTTCAGTATGTTTTGGACCAACGTAATAAGTAAACTATTTATACTTTTAGGGGGTAATAAAATGATTTTTGTAACTATTTTTGTAAGTTTAATAGTAGCGGAAAGAAGAAATATAAATGACGTACCATCAAATTTGAAGGATGCTGTGTTATTAGATCTCGAAGCAATGGGTTTAGATGGATTCGGTAAATCGTTAACAAGCGCCAAGTAAGGCGTATTTTTTATGGTTAAAAGAGAAAAAGGAAGCCTTCCTTTGGCTTCCTAAACTTTTTCATAACCAAGCGCATGATAACGAGTTTGCTCATTAACTTTAATAATACGATATTGGTTACCGTCACTGACTACTATTTCATTTTGAGTTAAATCAGCAAATGCATTCTCTTTTGTATTATAAATAGGAGCATCTATGATTCTATTTTTGCTAATATAGTTACACATATAATCCCTCCTTTTGGATTGATTATATCATTAGTTTAAAAATTGTAAATATTAGTAATGACAAGTAACCCTAAGTAACTTAAGTGAATTGCAAACTAAAACGTTGTGAAAAATAAAAGGAAAATGCTTCCTCCTAGCGAAATAAGTAGACGGGAGGGGTTGCAAAATGCAATTAATTGATTATCCAGAAAAGATGCGGCTAAAATCTAATATATATTCATATAATACGGCATTAAAAAGATTAGAAAAAGCTATTGACCAGAATGACGATTGTGAGGTTTACGCTTCTGTTGGCGAATTGCTACTCTGGATTCTAACAACAGAAGAATGGCACATTGCGCATAATAAACGCTACAGATCAGAAAAGAATAAAAGTGATAGTGGCTTGGTTATTTATGGTTTACGGCACGCTTATAATATGGTTAAGCATAATATGAATTTTTTTGAAATATATGAAATAAAAAGTAGTGGAGGTTTTAATTCTTTTCAATTTAATACAACTCAGTTTAATGGTACAAGAGAATATCGTTGGATAAACGGTGTCAATGTTATTGATAGCGATAAAACTAATGGAAAACAGTACAATAACTATGTTTCATATCTTCAAGGTAAAGAAATTTCAAGTACTTTTAAAAACTCAATTGTTTTCTTAAATAAGGTTAATAACCCATTCTTATTTAAATGATATTATTGAAGGGTATTGAGTAAAAGGGCGTTAGTCACTTGTAGATAAATTAATTAAATATAATAGTCTCCCTTTCCGATAAACAATCGGGAGGGGTTATATGAGCATTGATTTCAGTTCTTTAGAGCAGTCATTGAATGAAATTTTATTTGGTTTAGTTATGGTGCTTTTCTTACCTTTTATTGGAGCTCTGGTGTTAAGTTTTGTATCGCAAGCGCTGAAGATACCTAAGAGTTTGGCATCACCAATTACTATACTGGTGTTTTTGTTTGGTGCTTACCAAATGTTTATGTACTTGTATTAGACTTTAATAAAACAATTTCTTTTAACTTAAAAGGAAAATGCTTCTTCTTGTCGAATATTAGGAGATGGAAGGAGGGTGAATATAGTGAACTTAGAAACATTAATTGAAGAAGGCGAAAAAGTTAAAGCATCTAATACTAAACAAAGTAGCAGAGGTGGTTCTTACATTTCTGGTGAAGAATATGAGAAATGGATTGCTAAAAGTATTATCTTCCTGGAAGATAATGAAGAAGAGTTTAGTAGTTTCTTAATTGAAAAATTTAAAAGAGCAAGTGAACAAGCTGTTGGAAATAGCGTGAGGCACTATAACACTATGATAGGGATATTAAAAGCATTACATGAAACAGAATAATTAATAAATCGGGGATGCCACAACATCCCCTAGCCATCCATAGGTGTTATGGGTGGCTTTTATATTTATACGAGAGATATGTCAGGCAATAAGGGGGTCGAGTATGTCAGAACAAGAAGGAGTGGACAACATGCCAATATGGCAAGACCACGAACGCAGGATAACCACATTAGAGAACACATTTGCAGCTTATTCATCCAAGATCGATGGGGTCGAAAAGAAAATGGATGGAGTGGATGCGAAAATTGACCAACAGTGGGGTGAACAAAAGAAGTTGCTTAATACGCTAGTTGATCACCATCTCTCTACAAACAAAATGAAAGTATCAAACTTTTGGAAGCTTGTATTAAACATAACAGGCGCAGGGGGATTATTTTCCATAATCATCTATGCGGTTGTTCAATTTTTTAATTAGGAGGAACATAACATGAAAATAAATTGGAAAGTACGATTAAAAAATAAAACTTTTTGGCTGGCCATAGTGCCAGCTCTTTTATTGGTAGCGCAAATAGTGAGTGGGTGGTTTGGTTATGATCTAGCTGCCGATCTTTTTACAGAAGAAGCTACCAAGCTAATTAATGCAGTGTTTGTCGTGTTGGTGTTGTTAGGTATTGTCAATGATCCAACTGTAGCTGGAACAAGTGACAGCAAACAAGCTTTACGTTACAACAAACCTAAAAATGATAAAAAATATTTATAGGGAGATGATAAATAATGCCTACAGTAGCCATAGATATTGGACACGGTAGCAATACCTTCCCACCATCTAAGGGTGTATATGTAAATGGTAAAGGCTACCATGAACATGAGTTTAACGCTAAAGTTGCAATTGAGCTGGATAAGTTACTAAAGCATAATGGTTTCCGTACAGTCATGAAGCAAAAGCCATTTAGAGCAGATGTATCATTAACCACCAGAACAAATTACTATAACTCTATAGGTGTGGATCTGGTGTGGTCTATCCATGCAAATGCTAACAGTAATAAGCATGTGGAAGGTCGTTGCGCTTTTTATTGGTACTCGTCTAAGAAAGCTAAGAAACTAGCTCAACTATATGTAGATGAATGTCATAAAGCAGGTTTTGAAACACACGGTAATGGATTACATGCTAGTGAGCGTAGGAGTTGGACAAACCTGCATATCTGTAGAGAAACAAACATGGTAGCTGTGCTTACTGAAAATGGATTTATGACAAACGATGAGCCTAGCGCGAATGATGATTTTGAATTATTGTTCGGAAGTAAGCAAAAGCAGTATGTTAAAGATATGGCCAGGGTACATGCAAAAGCACTTTGTCGTTACTTTGGTAAGACGTTTAGAGATTACAGCCATATATCAAATAAACCTGAGGAGGAATTATCAGTGAACGAAGCGAAGAAATTACAAAAGCAGATTGATGATTTAGAAGGTACTATTAAAAAATTGAACAACCAATTGAAGGGTAAAGTTGATACACCGTCTAAAAACAATACTCCGGATCCGTCACATGAACATGCTTGGGAGTGGCTTGTTAAAGCAGGGATTAGTAATGGTGACTATCCTCACGGACATTTGATCAGGGAGCAATTTGCTACTCTTTTATACAAATATCAAAACAAAAATGATAAGCTACCCGATTGGATGTATGATGCCATTGTAGATCAGTTTGATGGATTGGATCCATATCTGCAAAAGCCGGAACAATGGAAAGAAAAATTAAAAAATCATGATATTAACGTCAACGAATTGTTAGGCGTTTTTATTTTGGCGTTTTTGAATAAAGAAACTGCAGCTGCCAGCACAAAACAAGAAGACATTAAGGAGAATAAAGAAGAATAA